ATTTGGATACTTTCTTGTTTGGGTCAAACGGATGGACAGCCAACGGAGGCTCCATCAGCGACAACAGGGATTGGGAAAGCGCGAGTTTTCGACTTGGGTCGAATCTCGCAAGGTGACCAATAGTCAAACTGCTTGATTTCAGAAAAGCGGATCTTGTCGCCAGTGATTCGATGCAGCGTTGCACCCGTGAGGATGCGAAGCACGTAGGCAAAAAACACAAGGTGGTAGGTGAAGTGGTTGTCGCAGGTGATGGCGTGGTTTTCACCATCGAACATCATGCAAGCCCCACCGCACAGAGGCATGACAGGACAAGAGTTGCACCCGTCACGGTGACTCCAATGCGTTGTTCTCAACTCAATGGCATCAAAGTCATAGACCGATCCGATTTTTTGATCTGGTGCTGATCCATTTGGGCAGATGACCACATCCCCATTGAGCTTGAGGGTGATGTTGTCTTGCCTATCAAGGCCGCACCCCTGACCGTGAAACTCCGAGGTTCGTCGGTCTAACAGGTCAGCCGCAAACTCACCAATGTGATGCCCCACAAAAGAAACCGAGTCCAACCCATAGTTCACGACATCGCTGAGCAAACGTGTCCTGATTTCGTGATGCGCCTCTGCAGTTTCAGGCGAACGATCTTTGTCATGCTTGCTGTGCGCAAGCACCAACCCCTCACATGAAATCATTGGAAACTGATGCCCACGAAACTTATCGGCAAAGAACCGGACAATTTTTTCGTAGGAGTGGTTTCCGTAAGTCATCACCAAGTTGATGTTGAACTTACGCCTTGGAGTCATGCGATCGCAGTATTCGGCAATCGCCGCAAACGCCTCCGGATCATCCAATGGATCTTCTGGCCCTCGATGGTGCTGCCCTGGTCCGTCATGTGAAAAGGCAATGTGGAAATCGAGTTCAAAGAGCCACTTATTCATTTCACGGGTCATCAGACTGCCGTTGGTCGGGAGCCAGAAATAAGCGTTTGGATACAAGGCGCGAAGCATTTCAGCCATGCGCTTGATCTTTTTCCAATAGACAAGACTCTCACCACCCCAAAACTCGAAGCGAATCAACTCATCCGGGGTGTTGTGCAACCACTGGGGTAGCTTTTTAACGAAGTCTTCGACATCTGAAGTCTCCCCAATCAGATCATCCAAATGGCGGGCTCTTGCTTGTGAGCAGTAGGAGCAGGAGAAGTTGCAAGCCAATCCAAAAATGATCCGAACATTCTTTTGGTGATGGCTCTTGCCCACAGGGTCATCGGGCCCTACGCGATGCGCGATCTGCTTTTCATATCCTCCGTGCTGGGTGGAGTGCGCAAACGTCTTGTTGGGATAGAACTGATGAAGTGGCGCAAGATCAACAGGCGTTCCGTCCTCTTGCGCCAGTTCAAGGGTGTATGGTTTCCAGTTCAAATTGAACTGATGCCCATCGGAGCGTTTCATCGAAAGCGTAAACATGGTTAAACGACCTTCACGATGGTTGAGGCCAAACCTGTGTAAAAGCGAAATCCGAACTTCACGCGCACGGTTTCCCCCTTAGATAGCCCCAAAGGCATGAACCTGAAGGTCGCGGTTTGTTTGGATGTCTGAATCCGAGTGAGCGGTAAATAGCCACCGGAAGACTCGGCGAAAAGCTCTGCCTCCTCCCCGATTGCTGCGTTGTTGATGGAAACCTTCAGCGTGGCCGTTTCGTTGGCAGCCACCTCAATCTGCGAGGGAGTACTCAAGGTGGGCATGACTGCTTCAATCGTTTCGTACAAGCCAAGGGGTTCGACACCTGAATTGATGACCAATGGAAACTCGGGATGGCAGGCAATGTGCATCGCCCAATTCGCTTCATTTGTAGAAGCCAGCGGTACCAGCACTTTGATTGAAGATGTCTCTCCCATCCGGGAGTTGTGGTCGCGATGGCGTTTGGAATGGACGGTTTCAACGATGCGATTGAAGGGATGCCCATAGGACAGCTCGTTTTCATTGATGGCCCAAATGCCATGGTCAGAGAATTCGCTTCGTTGCTTGATTACCTCGAAATCAAAGCGTGTGCGACTGAAGATGACACAGTGCAGGTTTTCCAATGCAGGAGAAAGACTGCCACCCTCTACGTCTTCAGGAGTCATTGAAAGACTATGACTTGATACCTCATCTTTGAGCTTGTAAAGCGAGCTCGTGAATCCTTTGTCATCTAGCTCAATGATGTGGCCATGACGCATCAGCGTCTGTGAATTGATCGATGTGATTTTTTTCATATTCACCCCATACAGTTGCAATCACAGTTGCAGTTGCAGTTGAAGTTGTATCGAACGGATCGGAGCTGAACTTGGCTACCGTTATCAAGTAGCTCTGCGCGAATTTGCTGCATATTCCCGCCCCCATAGCAATTGATTGGCACCTCTGGAATGCAATTGCCCGCATTACCGTTGCAGTTCACCAAGGTGGGTGCGCAGTTGGCAACTGATGAGAAAAAGTAGTCGTGCAGCCAGCCGTAATTGGCGGTCCACATCTGACCGCTGTTGTTCATGTACATGTCCCAATTGCCATCGGATTTCAAAAATCCCATGAGCCCCTGGTTGTGGTGCAGAAATCGGGTCCCCCAGTCCTGATCGACCATGTCCAGGTAGTTGGCTGTACTGGATATCTGCAATCGCGGCACCGTGAGCGTGCCTGACATGGTGTCGCCCGACTTGGCAACTCGACTGGAGAGATCAATTGGTATGGACGAATTGCCGTTGGCATCAGGCCCGTAACCGTTGACCGATCTCACAAAGGCAGTTGAGTCATAACCATCGAGCTTGTCCGCATCTGCAGCTTTAGCCGTGATGCCGAGATACGTTGCGTTGTGGTTGTGCCCCAGAGCCGCATAGGCAGCATCGTGGGTGTGTCCTGCAAGCGCGAAGCCAGTGGAATCAATGCCATCCAGCAAGTCAGCATTGGCGACCTTGCCCACTGTGGCCGATAAGTCAATCACCATCTTCCAAGTGGCAGGACTGACCACGGTCAAGACATAGAGCTTTTGCTCGTCAGTCCTAAAGCAAGGCATGCCCTGTTGCAGGTTGACCGTCGGGAAAGACGTACCACTTGAGAGCGATAACGCCGTCTTGTCGTTGTTCAAGATTTGAGACAACGAGTCCGACAGCGTCGAGGACGAGGGAATTTCGGTGTAGTTTTGCATTTAATAGCCTTGTGCAACCCAAGAGATGGCACCGGTGACCCGCGTGCCAGAGGTGTTTTCTAAAACAGCCGTGAAGCCTGTGGTGCTCACACTTCCAAGAATCCGAGGTACGGCAACGGTTGTTCCGCCCTTAAAAGTCAACGTCACCTCTGGGGCCACCCTGAACATTCGGGAAAAACCAACGAACACGCCATTGGCCGCATTGGTGACTTGTGCCGTGCCACGATCAAACACATCAGGCACATCCACCGTGACCCGCAAGCCATCGATGTAGCCCCTGTCGGCATTGTTCGAAGTGATCACCGCTCTGAACAGCGCCCGTTGGTAGGTGTAGTCGCCTTGGATGAAGTCCCGGAAATTTGTGTAACCCGGCGGATGCCCTGACTCCAAGATGTCCGTGAAGTCCTGCTCAGTGATTTCTGCGCTGGCAACGATCATGTCGCTGATCACACCGTTTGCTTTGCGCCTGTACTGCTCAACAAGCGCAAATGCCTCGCTAAGCTTGATCGTCTGAGCACGCTTTAACGCCTCACCAATTGCAAAGCCTTCTGCAAGGGCTCGTCGATAGGCAACGGTGCGTCCGAAGAGTTCAGCAAAGGCAAATGCTTCAGCCACTCTCTTGGTTTGAGCTTTGGCAAGACCATCCGACAGCCCAAGCGTTTCAAACTGTGGTTGCGTGATGCTCTTGGATGGGACTTCAGCAAAACTGAAGCTCTCACTCACGCGCAGGATGTATGCGATGAGGTCGGTATAGGTTTCAGCGATCCCAATCGCTTCGAACTTCTTGAGCACCAACTGCCGTGCAAGTCCTTCGTCAACTTGAAATGCCTCAAGCACAGCCTTGGTCCAGTTCTGCTTGTACTGCTCCGATACCGAAAACGATTCCACAAACCTCAGCACATAGGCAATCAGGTCGGTATAGGTTTCAACAAAACCCCAAGCCTCGAACTTGTTGAGCACAACAACACGATTACTTGTTTCGACGATAGCGAACCCATCAGCGATTTGCTTGGTGTTGAGTTTTTGGACCAATTCAGCAAAGTTGAGATCGGACGCCACATTGAGGGCATAGATGGCGGGATAGGCGCTAGACCAGTTCTTGCCTGAGGCGGCGCTGTTCCACGCAAAATTTGCCGTGTTCCAGGTGTAGTTAGCACCCGGTGTCGTTGTGACGCTTGCGGTCTCGGCCATAGCCCCAGTCCTATCAACTCATGGTGAACGTGAACACAGCGGTCAAGCTGTCGTCTGCGCCCTTATTCACCACAGGAAAGACCACACGGTCAAACATAGAGCCAGCAGATGCGGCGTTGAACACACCTGCCTCAGTGATCGCTCCCGTGGCATCCCCGGCGGGATAACTGGCGGTGAAGGTAAAAACCTTGGTGCCAGCCGTATGGGCATACGTTGCAGCGTTGCGCTTGATTTCTGTGACCAATGCAGTTTGCGTTGCCGCTGCTGCCGTGGTCCCAGTTCCAAGGGCAATCCACCCCATCACGCCTGGGCGACTGGATGAGTTACCAATGGCGTCGGCTACAAAGTCAAAGCCCCCATTGACGATGATGTTCTCTTTGTGAACCACCTCCACCTCGCCACTGGCCTTGGCCAACAGCAACGTGATTGCGCCTTTGATGTTCATGCCTTCTTCAATCATGAGTAATTCCTAGTTGTGCAAAGAAAAAGGCGCTGAACCTTTCGGTACAACGCCTGGTTTTTGAGAATCGTTTTTTGGTCAGTAAAGCTTGAGTGCGGTGTAGCCCGCTGTAGATGTCATTGCGCTGCTAGCGCTTTGCACATCCCCACCCATCTTTCCGATAAAGAGCCTGCGCTCTGTCGCGGTTTGACACACCCCAACGCAAATGCGATCACTCACATTGACGGGGTATGGAACTTGGATGCGATTGAACAGGTGGTCTTCAAGGAAGAACACTTGGTTTGCAGCGTCATACCCGACACACAAGCTCACCCCCGCACCAGTCGCACTCCAGATCACCGATGTGGTGACTTGATTGGGGATGAACCAAAAGCTCACATGAAACACGCCCGGTATGCGCACGCCCCATGACACTTTGGTGGTGTCCTTGATCAACACACCTGTCCCGTAACGACCATCTCCGTAGCTCACGCCTGCGGCATCCCCACTTGTTGGACTGCCGTAACCGCTGAGTACCCCGTTGAGGCGCCACCCATAAATCTCACCAGACTGCAATGTGTCTTCACGCGCAATTTGAAATCGCGCCTCAATACTCTTGAGCGCCCCGTCATAGGTCCATTGACGCTTGGCCGCTTGGCTGTTCCACGCATAGTTGGCCGTGCTCCATGTCTCGCGGTCATCCAGCGTTGCGCCAATGCTGGCCAGTAAGGTGTTCTGAGCCCGGTAACTGGTCGGAAGGTTCACTTCGAACAGATACTCAGACTGACTGACTCCGCTGTCCATGCGCAGGACATCAAGACTGTTGACTGATTCCACAGACGCAAAGTGCTTGATCCCCGGAAACCTTGTCGCTTGCGCATCCATGGTCACCAGTAGGTTGGCGTTTTGCGGCTGGGCCACCACAGTCGAGACAAAGGTAGCTTCGTCTGAGTAGATGCCAGGAGAGGCAATCGCCTTGATCCAGAACTTTCGCTCACCATCGAAGCCCGATGGCAAGGTGTAGCTACTGGACTTCACCTCTGCAATGAAGATGGAGGTGTCCCAGGCTCCCCCTTCCCTGAGCTCGTAAGCCACAACCTCAGGCTCTGGGTTGGGCAGCCAACGAAACTCCAGACGGTTGGCAGACTGGACCACATCAAACTGCCTCACCGACGATGGGGCAAGCAAGATCAGCTGAAAAGTCGTGACATGCGTGCTGTACTTGCCCGAGGTATCAAACGCTCGGATGAAGTAGTTGTACTGGCCCGACTCACTTTGGTCATGAACAAGCTGCGTGCCTGCGGTTTGGCCAACCAATACTCCTGAGTCCCAGCCCGAACCCACACGTACCTCGTAACCCGCCAAGTCAGCATCTGTGTTGGCTGCCCACTTGAGAAGCAAGTCAGTCGTTCTGCGATACACAAGGAAATCTTGCACATCGTCGGGGGGCTGCAATTTGCCAAGGATGGTTTGACCAAGCGTTGCACCGTTACCAAGTTTTCCTGAAACGCCAACGGCCTTGACCGTGAAGACATAGTCTCCAGTTTCGGCATTGCGAATTTCCAGATAACTGGTGGACACACGAGGCAAGGTGACGGTGTTGCCGCCATTGAGCCGATAGCTCACCTGATACTCAAGCGCACCAAAGACCTGCTCCCACGCCACCTGAATCAATACGAGCGCTTGATCCTTGACCCGATACAGGCTCTCAGACACCTTCAAGCCTGTTGGCATTGCAGGGGTGGTCGACAGCACCGTGATGTCACGAGGTTGCAGCGCCAAGCCCTGCTCAATCGCTGCGTACTTGCTTGGGTTGTGCGCAAGGGCTGTCACCTCATGGATGCCCGGCTCACTCTCAGCAACTTGCACCACCCGAAAGAGTTGTGCCTCGACCTGACTTGAGGCCAAGACCCAAATCACCCCCGGTTGAGGTGCAGCAGAAAACGAACTGGTCACACCAAGTGTTCGACCGCTGAACGATCCCACTTGTCGTTCTTCCACCGTGCCAGCTGGCGTAATAACTGAAATCCGCCACGAACCTGCAGGTGGGTCTTGGTCAAGCGTCACGGTCACGGTTGTGGCCGCTGCGATACGCCCACCGAGTCGCAAGCCACCACGGCTTGCGTCAGTCACTTTGATGACGTCACCTGGACGCACCACCGCACCTTCAAGCCCAGTGCGAAACGTGATGATTTCCGACTCGGACTGCTCTGAGTAGAGCAACCACTTACCAACTCGGTTAGCCTGACCTCGGGAAGTGCATCCCATGGCCACAACATCAGCTTGCACCAAGCCGTAGCGGGCAATTCCGTCGACATCCTCAACGTATTCCACCTTCTGACGGTAGAAGTCGTCTGGGTCAATCCAACTCACCAACGCCACGGTGTGACGCGCTTTGGCAGACGAGCCTTGGTACGAGAAGTCCCCATCGATGACGTTTGCAGCCGTGAATTGATAGACCGCATCTTGCGGTGCATCTTGGGTCACGGTGATGGCACCACCTGACCAATACGCCATGCCCCTGAAGATCGAGGCCATGTCCTGCACGACCTTGTAAGCCTGCTCTCTTGTCTGCAGATATAGGTTACAGGTGAACCGAGGCTCGTAGCTTCCTAACCCGTTGGGCACCAATTCATCGCAGTAACGTGCCACGCGATACAGGGCCCACTTGTCGACCTGTGCCTCTGGGATGTAGTTGCCCAAGCCATAACGGGTGCTGGTCACCAAATCGTAGAAACACCAGGCAGGGTTGTCCGTCCATGCGACTTTGAATGTGCCATCCCACACGCCCGAATATGAGCGCGTCTCGGGATAGTAGTTAGACGGTATGCGTACCCGAAGCAGCTTCAAGTCATAGCTGCGCTTCGGAATAGAACTGAACTGTGAGGCATCAACGCGCAATGCCATCAAGGCGCTGTTGGGATAACGAAGCTTGCTCTCAATGACTTCGGTGTAGGACTCCAGAAACATCTTGTTCTGGATATTGGTCTTGGTTGAATCCTCTGTGATCCGACGCAACCGCACATCCCATGGTGCAGAACCATTGAGTGGGATGTAGTAGCTGCGTTGGTATTTGGTGGTGGTCTTTCCAGAAACCGAGTCAGCCACCACCTGCGAGTAACCACCCCCGTTGCTTTGCACATCGATCGCAAAGTCCACGGTTGTGCCACTCAAGTCGCCATTGGTAGCGTCTTGATATGTCAGCGCCGGAAAACTAATCTTGACGCGAACAGCATCTACATCCGGATCGGTGATGGCGCGAACGACAGGTTGGTTGAACTTGCATTCCACACCGACAGCAACCTCGTTCTCAACAGATGAGAAACCGGGGATGTAGCTTTGCTGTTGCGTTCCGTTGCGAGTTTCTAGCGTTACGCCAGCGAAGTTGTAACTGCCATCGGCATTTTGAATGGCCGTGTCATCAAGATAAACAGACTTCAGGCCATTGGCCAGCCCTTGAATTTCTCCCTCGCACACCAAGTCCACCACGCGAGCGAAGGCTTTGGAGCGCAGGCTATCGGGGGCCTCTTGTGCAACCCTCGCACTCCCGCCGCCACCTTTGCCACCACCGCCTGCACCAATGATGAGTGAAGGTTGGCTTATGGATTCGGTGATCGATTCATTCATACAGGCACCTCGTCCACATCAATCCCTGCGCTGATGACAGCGGATCCCACAATCAAGCGTCCGTAGCCCACTGGGACAGGCTGACCTTGCGCAGTCGTATTGACTGCACCATTAAATGCATAGCTGGGCTTGTTCTCTGGCCGCTCTGAAGGGTCTGAGGATTTAGGCGTTGGAGCGATCATCTGAGCCACACCGCCAAGAATCATGGATGTGCCCACCGAATACAGCGTGGCTTGCGACAAGAAACTTCCTGCCGCAGCCCA